AAATGGCTCAAGCCCCGTCAGTTCAAAATCCGGCGGATAAAGACCCGTAACACGAATGTTTTCTTCGGAAAGCTGCTGGGACAGTTTAGTGGTGAAACCGCTCAGACCCTGTTTACTGGCAAAAAAAGCAGGATGCGCAATGGAGTTCGTAAAACCCGGCATGCCGCAGGCAGTTTGTATGCTCTCCTCCCGCCAGGCGCTAAACTGACTTCGGCCTCCTCTCGCGCCAGCCACACGCAAAGTACCTGACCAAATCCCCTGCCACGGCCTGTGATGACCACTCTTTTTCCTCTAAGCGTGTCGTCCAATTCCATCACCGCATCCACCGGCGGCATCGCGTCGGGATTCGCAGGCGTAATGGTCAGCCGCTTCACGTTGTTGCGTGCGGCCAGCGGTTCCAGATCGCTGCCAATGGCATAGGCCACCATCACCGCCTGCGCCGCCTCTTTAATACGCTGGCGCAGCAGGACTTCGCGGTAGATGCTCTCCTGCAGGTTTTTCACAATCGGTTCAAATTCCAGCGCCAGCACGCGGCGCATGTCGGCCTGTTCATCCGCCGGATAAAGTGCAATCAGCGCCTCTTTGCGCTCAGCCAGCAGCGTTTCAAAGTCCGGCACCTCAATAACCTGCGGCGCGGGCAGCTGAGAAAGGTCAATTACCGCCACTGTTCACCCCCACTGGCACAGACATAGCAACCGGCGAGCCGTCAGCACGCTGGCCGTCTAGTTTAACCACCATAGAGCCGTCAAAGCCGCTGGTAAGGTTTACGGTGCTCAGCCTTACGCGCCGCTCCCAGCGGCTGATGGCGACATACACCGCCGCCATCACCTGCAGGCGGGTCACGCCGTCCTGAGGCTGATCAATCAGCACCGACAGCAGCGAGCCGTAATCACGACGGGCGATGCGGCTGCCTTCCGGGGTGATCAGGATGTCGCGCATGCTCTGCCGTATGTGGTCGATGTCGGTAATGGCTTTGCCGGTGTCGCGGTTCATGCCGAGGTACATCATTGCAGGCCTCCTGACATATCGCTGCCACTCTTCACTTTGTTGTGTAAGTGCTTGTCAGCGATCACGCCGTTAGAACTTATTGAGCCGCCGCCGTGGGTCACATCGCCGTTCATCGTGGTGTCACTGTTGATCCGCGTCTGGCTGGCTTCTATCCCCAGCGCGTCGGTTATTAGCTGAATGCCTTCTGCCGCCTCAATGCGCACGCTTTTAATATTCTTAATCAGCAGCTGGTCGCTTTCCGGCTCGTACTGAAACCAGCCGCCGTCCTTAAACACGGTGGTAGTGCCATCTTCTGAATAGTCAGGCGGCGGAAAGGCTTCGGAATAAATGGCGGGCAGCGCAAAGGCGGTTTCAAGATTGCCGCCCAGACTCAGCAGCACAACCTGTTCCCCGACGGTGGGCTGCCACCATGTGCGGGTGCTACCGGCGCGCAGGGTGAGCCAGTTAATCCAGTTGGTTTCAAGGTCGCCCGTTTTCACCCGGCACAGCCAGTTCACCGGGTCCACTTCGGACACGGTGCCGGTGCGGATCAGGTTGGTGATAAGGCGCATGATTTCGGTTAGTTGAGTATTCATTCACCAACATTAAAGCTTTAAGTGTGATTACTTCTATGCATTTGATATGTATCATTAATGGCACAACAGCGATTTACTGCACGAAAGGACTCTATAATGAAATGTAGATATTGTATTCAAGAAAAAACAATTACTAGAGAACATATAATCCCTAGTTTTCTTTATAAATTTCAGGCGGACTCCGGCATTCCAAATGTGGGATGGAATGCAAGAGCTCAAGATGTCATTGGCGGCGAAGCTAAAATTGCAGATGTTTGTAATGAATGTAACAATGGGCCGCTTAGCGATTTAGATGGTTACGGTCAAAGTTTTTTGATTGGGAATGGTTTCCTGACGCAATCATTTTTAAAGACAAAAACTGATATAAACTATGATTACTACATGTTGCTTAGATGGGTCATGAAAATAAGTTACAATGCCGCTGTGGCAGTCAATGAACGTCACTCATCAATTTTTGAGAGCTATCGTGAATTCATTTTAAAAGGAACCAATATTCCTGAAAAAAATGAAGTGATGATGTTCTTTGGTTTAAGCTCTCCAGTAAAAATCAATGGAAAGCTAGAAGATGGCTGTAACATTGAAGTCTCAAAAGATAATCTTTGCGCTCCTTTTTTTGTACGAATATCAAATAATATTCCTGATTTCATTCCGCAGAAAATCTTAATGCGCGGCGTTTATTTTGGTAGCTTGTTTATCCATATAGCAATATTAAAACATTCAAAGACCAGTAGAAGCCTTTTCAAGCGCCAAGTTTTCAAAACGGCCAAAATTAAATACGTTCATCCTGAAACTTCTGCATGCCATATTGAGACCTGCGGTAAAACTTGGGCAGAACTATGCGAAAAGCAAACTGCCATTGAGTATGGGACTGTGGGCTTTGAGAAATTGGATAAGAAACTTAGAAATCTGAAAATCCCAAAAAAGAAAAAAATATAGTTTAAAATTACATACCCTTTATAGCTACCCATTCTTAATATTAAAATGTATGATTAGCTGGTTCACTTAGTGAACCAGCTAATCATTATGCTACGCAGCGCTCTTTCTACCTCGTTGTTTATGCCCAGCAGCGGACGTTCAGCATATTTCACAATCGTGCCGCGTCGGTTTACCCGGTCCCGCAGGCCGTAGTGATGGACGCGGGCCAGCTTCTGCATCGCCGTAACATAGGCGGCGTCTGCGCTCGCCTGCGCCTTGAGGTACTTTGCCGTTTTCATTTTTGCGAACATGCCGCGACGGATTTGCCCCTTTTTGCTGCGGGCGGTTACGCGGCACGGCTCCCATGCGGTGCCGTCCAGGGAACGCTGCGCGATGATGTTTGACTGCTGAATCCTGCGCACGTCGCGTGCCACCTCGCGCAACATTTATTTGTGGGCCACTAGTTCCAGCTTCGACACCCAAAGAGACATCTTTTCGTTATTGCTTTTTCAGTCGACAAGCCGTGTGGAAAAGGTTTGAAAGTATGCCCAACGTTTTTCCATGACGACACGCCATAATGAGAAAATAGCTTTATTCGAGTTTGTACAAGATGACAAAAAATTCACTGAGTGGATGCCATGCTTGTTAAATATTAAGCAGCTAATTATTATCAGATTATTTATATGAGACTTTATTTTTTACCGCTGATTTAGTCGCTGGCTGTCATTTAAGTATCATGGTTATGTTTTATGTAACACCTGGAAATAACGCTACACGCTATAAAAAAGAATGAAACATCAAACTCAGCTTTTGTGAGTATATTTCCAGACGTGACTTACGGTAGTTTAAGTCACAACGAACTATTACCTGCTTTACGCAATGCGTTTCCGGTTCTGTTAATGCGCTCGGGATTATTCTGAAAAAGGAAGGTGCCCGCTTTGTCAGTGATGACCCTGACCGCGCCGCGCCAGTCATATAATCTGAATAACCGTACATCGTAAATGACGTAATAAAATTTTATGGCAGAAATGCTTATTAATCGGCGCCTGTCTGCTATGGCTTATATCGCGTGTTCTGCGCTCAGATTTATGATTGTTTTTCCCATGCGCTGCGCTCAACTCAGAGCTGACAGCGTCCCGTTACTCAAGCTAAGAGGATTTATTATGTCGGCATCTGTGATTAAAAACGCGCTTAAAACGACAGCTTTAGCAGCAGTCGTCATGGCCGGTTTACAGGGCGCTTCGTTTGCCAAAGGGCAGCCTTCTCTGATAACCCCTGATTCAGCTTCAGCCGGAAGCGTTTCTGTAAAAAAACCGGGGGCTTCTGTTGATGCAAGCGCGGTAAAACTGGCCGCCTGGCATCACCATCTGGAGATTAACAAAAGCTGTGACGATCCGTCACTGGGTGTGGGTTGCGGAGATGGCGACGCATAACGTCTGAACAGTGCAGACACCCTGCAGAGGTGTCTGCACTGATATGTATCAGTTAAAACATTCTGCCTTCGGCCCCTTCGCCTGCCTCCATCATTTACGCCGGCCTTGTCAGCATCTTAAATTCGTACTGAGTGTTATTTCAGAATTGCTCAGAGAAGAAACGTCATCCGCGATTTTAATAAAACCTCGATATAAATGTCATATCCTGGCGAAAAGTGGTCTTTTGCTAATTTACTAAAAAATGAAGTGAGTATGCTTTGGCGGGTCGTTTTAATGAAAACTACCACAACAGGATGGATGAGATGAAACAGGTCAGGATTTACACACTCAAAGACAGACAGTCAGCAGAAATTTATTTCCGTACACACTGGCCCCGGCATATGATTTCTCTTCCCGCTTTTAATATAT